TTGTAATACCATGGTTTCCCTTTTGCATTCTAAATTTCCAAGTAGCGTGAGGCTTTCGGCTGCCAAAGAAATTGTTGATAGGATTAAAGGAAAGACCAAACAACAAATAACACTAGAAGATGATAGAGATGATTCGGAGTCTTTAGTGGATTTAGCAAGAGAAGTTAAAAAACTAAATGAACCAAAAGCAGATACAGATAATAAAGAGGATAGTAAGTAATTTCTTTAAAGATGATTATGGAAAGCCTTTTATACTTACAGATACTCAAGCGGAAATAGTTGGTGCTATTTTCCTAAAACATTCGCCTCGTGTTCAGATAGAAACATATACTCAATTTGGAAAGTCCGACTCCGTTAGCATGGGAGTTATTTTAAGAGTTTATGCCTATGGAGAATCTTTTGCAGTTGTCGGAGGAACCCAAGAGAAAGCGGACATTATAATGAGAAGGATTATACAGCACATCTTTGATGACAAAAGACTTTATGGGCAGTTGGAGTTAGACATGAATGAACCTTTGCAAAGACTAAAGAGAGAGAGAAACAAAAAAAGTTTAAGTTTCAGAAATGGTGGAGAGATTAAAACCTTTTCGGGAGATTCAAGGAATCGCCAAAGAGTTAAGGAAGCATTGATTGGATTCGGTTGCCCTAATTTAATTGAAGAAGAAGCAAGCATTATTGAAGATGATTTACATTCCACCGCAATGCGTATGCTCACAGGGCATAAGGATAATTTTTTGGTGAAGATTGGAAACACCGTATTTAGAGATAAGCCAAGAAGCCACTTTTACCGAACAAGCAAGAATAAAAACTATTATAAGATTTGGGCAGATTATAACTTGGGGATCAAGGAAGGAAGAATCACAGAGGAAGCCGTTGAGGAGATGAGGCTGGAAATGAACCCCATATTTTTTAGAATGTATTACGAGTGCCTATTCCCAAATGAAAATGTTGTTGATGTTGGTGGATATTACAGGACTGTTACAGACGAAGAATTGGACAATGCTTTAGGGATTGTTGAGCATAAAGGCAAGGTAAGAATCGGTATTGATGTCGGAGAAGGACACGACTTGAGTGTTATCATTAAGAGAAGCGATACATTGGCAGAGATTCTTTACCAAACCAAGACAGCAGACCAGATGACTCTTGCGAGAGAGTTGTTTAATCAAGTCAAAGACGAAAAGTTTGATGAAATAAATGTTGATGCAGTAGGAGTTGGTGCAGGTGTTGCTAGTTATTTTGAGGAGCAACTAAACGGCAATAAGGTGAAATGGAGCGAATCGCCAACTAAGGAAAATTCAAAGTACGGTTATAAGAATCTAAAAGCACAGAACTTTGATGATGTTGCTACTTGGATAAGAAATGGCGGGAAACTTAAACCGCACGAGGGTTGGGAGGAACTAAGAAACATAAGACAAAAGGAGGATTCAACTGGAAAACTAAAAATAAAGACAAAGGAAGAAATGCAGAAAGAGGGAATACCAAGTCCCAACTATGCAGACGGATTGGCTTTATCTTTTAATGAGAAAAAATTTGTGGGAATTACGATAATATGAGATGATTTATTGACATTAAAATAAAACTATGTTTGAAAGATTAAAAAGTTCTTTTAGGAAGTTTTTAGAAGTAGAAACACCAACAGAAGCACCACAAAACAAAAAAGAAATAGCAAACTTGCCGTCTTTTGTTCAACCCGCTTTCAGAGATATTGCTCCCGAGAATAGAACTGGGAAATATATTGATGAATTATTTGGTTGGAGTTTTATTGCGATTATGGCGATCGCTGATGAGGTTATTTCTACCCCGATTTATTTACAAAAGAAAGTTGAGGGAGAATGGATTGACGAGGACAAGCACCTAGTCTTGGACTTGCTTAAAAATCCCAACTCTTTGCAATCTTATGCGGAGATTATTTGGACTATAGTTGTTTTTTTATTGGCAGAGGGAGAAGCACCAATTCTTTTGGATAATGCCAAGAATCCAACAATGCTGATTCTTCTCAATCCCGAAAGACTAAAAATAAAATCGGGTGGAGAGGATTTTGTTACTGGCTATGAATATCAAAGGACAGACGGAACTCGGACTGAAATTGCAGGGGACTTGGTAATTATGCTTAAACTTCCAAACCTTGAAACTCCTTTTCGGGGTTCGGGAATTATGAAGCGGATCGCAAAGACGATTGACATTGATAACTACTCGGAAACTTTTTTAAGGAATTTCTTTTATAACGATGCAACGCCAAGTGGAGTATTAGAAACAGACAGCAAGCTAACGGTTGATATTATAAAGAGATTAAAGCAACAGTTTACGCAAAGACACCAAGGAGTAAAGAACTCCCACAAAATGGCGGTGTTAGAGGGTGGATTAAAATTCAATAAGATTTCAAATTCCCTCGGGGAAATGGGAATGGACAAAGTCGGAGAGAAGTTAAGGGATAAGATTTTAGCCGCTTTTAAAGTTCCAAAGAGCGTGCTTGGCATTGTGGAGGACAGCAACAGGGCTAATACCGAAGCTAGCGACATTATTTTTTATAGGCGGGCAGTTAAGCCTAAACTGATATTTCTTTCCTCACAGCTCACCAAATACCTTTTGCCGAAGTTTGGACTTAACGAGGGATACAGACTTATCTTTGAAGAATTAGATACCGAGGATAGAAAACTAATGGCAGATATCCACGCCATTTATATTGACAAAGGAGTAATGAGCGTAAATGAAGTAAGAGAAGAATTAGGAATGGAAAGTATTGCAGAGGGGGAGGAATCACCCGAAGAAACTCCAACCGAGGACGAGCCGAAAGAAGAACCACCGAAAGACGGGAAGAAGAAAGCAGTTGATATGCTTTCAAACATTCTTCTAGAACTTTCAAAAGAGGGAGAACCTAAAAAGAGATTCACAAAAAAAGAGATCGAAGAATACCACCAAAAGAAAATAATGTTTTCGGAGGATTTAGAAGCAAAGTTTAGAAAGAAACTAAAGCTGTATTTCAATAGCCTAAAGAATAGAATCCTAAGCGAAACCGTAAGCAAAGATATTTTATCAAGTGGAACTGCAGAGATAACCTTTAGCGTTGAAGCAGAGAAACAAACAGTTGCCTCAATTTCAATGCCTTTCTTAGAAGAAGCAATTTTGTTACAGGCGAGCAACACAGCGACATTGCTGGCTTTGCCTTCTGCTATTCATAGCCAAGACGAGATAATGAACAAGTACCTTGTGAACACATCAAGAATGCTTGGAGATTCAGTCACGAAAACAACAGAAAAAAGAATTAAGAGAATGCTTAGAGATTGGGCAGAGAGTGGAGAGGCAATAAGCGTTTTAAGAAATGAGATAAAAGATTACTTTGATATTTCCCAAAAGGAAAGAGTGGACAATATAGTTGTTACAGAAATTAGTCGGGCTGCGGGATTTGCTACTCAAGAAACCTATAAGAGGGTTGGAGTAGTTGGCAAACAATGGGTTACTGCTCAAGATGAAAGGGTTTGCGAATTTTGCGGACAAATGGACGGAGTTACAATTCCAATGAAAAGGAATTTTTGGAACAAGGGAGATGTAATGGTGGGAGATGACGATAGCACTTTAGATTTTGATTTCATGGGTGTTGGCTCATTCCCTTTGCATAATCGTTGCCGTTGCAATTTGATTCCAATCTTTGATGAAGCAGAAATTCCCGAAGATCCGTTTGGTTACAAAAAAGATGCGAAAAAATATCATGAGAAATTATTGGATAGAGAGATAAAGGAAAACAAGTTAAAGGAAAGGGAAACAGACTTAAAAGGAAAAGAAAAGGAAGTAAAAGAACAGGTTAAGAAGCTAAAAGAAATTAAAAACAAATGGATACAAACAAAGAACTAAAAGAACTTTCAAAAAATAATAACATTATGCTAAAACAGAAAGCGGAAGCGGAAGAAAGAGAAAGAAAAGAAAGAACTAATAATATCCTCTTAGAGGTTCTTGATGAATTAAAAAAGATAAATAAAAAGTTAAAAAAGGAAGATGACATTTTACCATTGTAAAAATTGTGGATTCCTACTTGAAAAGAAAGAAGAAGCAAAAGAGGAAACATTGAAGTGCGATAAATGCGGGGCTACTGTTCATTTCACGCCAAAAGTAAAAATGGTGTCGGAGATACTTGCTAAAAAGAGTTAATATACTATAATTAAATAAATTGTTCGGACTAAGTGAGCCGACGGACTAAGAGAGCCTTGCTAATAACTAGGCTTTTTTAAAAAATGAACAAACTAAAGGGCTACTTGGAGAAAAAAGATAATGAGATAATGGGGATAGCTTCCACCGACTCAAAGGATCGCCACGGAGAAGTTATCCAACAAGAGGGCTGGGACTTAAAGGAATTCAAAAAAAATCCCGTGATCCTTGCAAGCCACGACTCCCAATCTTTCCCGATTGGGAAAGCTACAAACATAAAAGTGAGTAACGGTAAATTAATTTTTACCGCTGTTTTTTCAGAAGCAACTCAAATGGCTAGAGAAGCCTACCAACTCGTTAAAGAGGGAATTTTAAATTGCTTCTCGGTTGGTTTTATTCCTAAAGCGAGAGATGAGAAAGACGAAAGCATAATTACGAATGCCGAGCTATTGGAAATTTCTTTGGTTGCTATTCCTGCTAATTCGGAGGCAGTTGTAATTGCTAAATCACTTACTGGGAATAAGTTCGCAGAAGAATTAATTGTTAAGTGGGTGAAAGATGAAAAGATTTTAAAAGGATTGGAAGAAAAAAAGATTGCTAAGGTTGAACTTTCAGACGGAACTAAATTTGAAATTAAAGATTTTGATAAGTCTTTAGCCTCTTTGGTCATTGGAAACAATGAACCAGCAAGGAAAGAGGAAGCTCCTAGCAAAGAGATTCGCCTATTAAAAATGGCAGTCGCTAACCTGCAAACGGTTCTTTGCGAAAGAAATAAAAGAAAGGAAGGTGAAAAAAAATGATTGAAGATAAAAAACTAGAAAAGCAAGCCAAGGAATTGGCTAAGGTAATTTCAGAAGAAATGCAAAAAGATTTAAAGGCTTCTTATGATGAGAAGTTTACTAAACTTGAGCAGATCGCTGAAAACCTAACCAAGAAAGAATCCGAATTGGTGCAGAAAGTTTTCGTGGCTAACGATTTAAAGAAAGATGTTAGTTCTTTAGACGAGAAAGAAAGCAAAGATGCCTTTGCAATCGCTCTTTTAACGAAAGATGTCAATACTATTAAGTTGTTATGCGAAAAGGACTACGAGAGCCTTGACCCTAGACTGAAAGGTCTAAGCGAGGGAACTCCTGCTGATGGCGGTTATTTGGTTCCTCAACATTTCTATAACTCTTTAGTTGTAGAAAGGGATAACCTCAATGTAATGCGACAGAATGTTACCATTGTTCCTATGCGAACCAATGTGTTAACTGTTCCCAAGCACGAAACTGGTCCTGAAGTATATTGGACTGGCGAGGGAGTTACCAAAACCACTTCTTCTATGGACTTTTCTCAGCCAACGATCACCGCTTATAAAATGGCGTCGATCCTTTATATGACTGACGAATTACTGGAAGATGCTGCTTTCAATTTGACCGATTTGGTTGTGAATCAATTTGCTTCAAAAATTGCTGATCAAGAAGAAAAAGTGATCACCAATGGAGCAGGCACGACACAACCGACTGGAATTTTTGTAAATGCAAGTGTTCCTACCATAACTTGTGCTGGTAATTTAAGTTTTGATAACATTATCAACTTAGTTTACGAACTACCTGCCAAGTATAGAAGATTCGCAAAGTTCCTTGTTCATAACAACAATGTCCGAGAATTGAGGAAACTCAAAGACTTAGACGGTCGTTACTTATGGCAAGAACCTGTTGCGGTTGGACAACCTGCTACGATTCAAGGCTACCCAGTAATTGAAACTTATTGGGCTCCCGAATCACAAATAGCTTTCGGCGATTACAAAGAGGGCTATTGGTTGGGCGAACGGCACGGTATGCGAGTTAAAGTTACCCAAGATACTGAAACAACTTTTACCCAAGATAAAACTGGGATCAGAGTTGTAGAAAGAATCGGTGGTGATGTTATCGTTCCGAACGCTATTCGAAAACTTATAACTATTCCCTAGTTATTTACCTTGCCCCTTTTGGGGTAAGGATAAGCAACTAAAATGAGAATAAAGTTTTTAAAAAATTGTAAAGAATATAAAAAGGATCAAGTGGTTGATGTTACTAGAAATATCGCTCATTCTTTTATCGACAATAAAAGTGCGGTTATTTTTGTAGAAAAAAGGGTGGTGGAATATAAGGACACAATGCTAAGAAGCTATAAACAAAAAAATGTTAGCAAGTCTCGCAAATATTAAGCTGTTTTTAGGAATTACCGATAATAGCAAAGACTCCTTGCTTACTCTTTTAGGGACTGCCGTTAGCAAGCAGATCGAAACCTATACTGGCAGAACTTTTGAATCTACCGTTTATACCAATGAAGAATACGACGGCAACGGCACAAGAGAATTGAAGTTAAAACATTTTCCAGTTGTTACATTTACCAAGCTCGAAAGGAATAATGCCGAGGATAATACCGATGATTGGACAGAGCTTGATTCAAGCGATTATTGGGTTGATACAAATTCAGGCGTTGTTTCTAGGGTTAGCGGATTCCTTGATTATGAACCAACGGCAGAAAACGACTTGAGTAATGAAAGCCTATTCACTTGGGGTAAGAACCGTTACAGAGCAACTTATACCGCAGGTTACGCCACCGTTCCCGAAGATGTCCAATTAGTGACTATGCTTTCCGTTTCTAATTTGTTTAAGACTGGGAAAAATCCGAATCTTAAGAGCGAGAGTCTAGGCGATCATTCTATTACCTTTAAGGATTCACTTGGGCTAGATGATTATTCAAAATCAATTTTGGATAGCTACCGAGAACCAGTATTAAGCGATTAGAATGGATATTTTTTTTGATAAAAGCGTAAGCGTTCACAGGTTGATTGCCAATGGTTCTAAGATGAGCTTTCAGACTTTAACAACCACGCTTGACGGAACATTCCAACCTTTAAGCCAAGAGAAAGCACAAATGTTTGACGGAGGACATGGCGATATGTTTGTTTTTTTTACAGATGCAGGAAAAAATATCAAGCAAGGAGATAAAATAATGCACAATGGAATCACTTATAAAGTTGCTTCGGGTGGTGTAGATGATAGGAATGACGGACTAATTGCTGATTACATGAGCATTTATTGCACAAAACTATGATTACTGTAACCGTAAAAGGACTAGCCGAATTGAAAAGCCAACTTGCTTTATACCCAACAAAGGTCGGAACAAAGATAAAGGAAGGACTTGCTTATTTGTCGGTAGCGATTAAAGGAAAGGTTATACAGCATATATCTATGGGAACTGGAATGTGGAAGCGACCAATTGACACAGGGGCTATGTGGCAGAATATAGGAGCTAGAGAGGAGGGATTTAGGGCAATAGTTGAAACAAGTCCAAGGACTCCGTATGCGGTTTATGTTCATGAGGGAACTTCCAAAATGAGGGCTAGACCATTCTTTGAGATAACCGCTGATAGGGAAAGAAGCTATATTGAAGATGTGATGAATAAAAAAATAAGTGAAGCAGTAAAATGAGTTTTCTAACTTTGAAAGAAAAAATTAAGTCGGTGCTTGCAACAATCACAGATATTGCACAAGTTGAAGATTACCCTACCCAAGATTTCAATGGATTTCCAGCGGTAGTGGTAAGGACAGACGGAAACACTAGCGAATATGAAAGCACGAGGGAGAATGACGAGCTTTATAGTTTTACTCTTTTCTTGTTCGCTCCGATTGAGCAAGATGTAAAAGGAGTTGCCAAGACTAGAGAATTGGTTGAGGGTTTATGCGACACTATAAGAGATACCTTTGACAGCAACGAGTTTCTTTCGGGTGTTGCTTTGCCAACAAATAGGACTATGCTAGGGATAAGACCAACTGTTAGCAGGATCTATGAGGCAGACAACGGCAAATATGTTACAGCAGAAATAAATTTAAGTATCAGAATAAGCAAACTAAATTAAAAAAAATGGGTAAATACATTGGAAGGCTAGTATCAATAGGGGTTGCTCCTGAAGCAACAAGAGGCGTGGGAGTCGCTGCGACACATTCAGTTCCAGTAGAATCCTATGACTTTTTTGACAAAACAAACAAGGCAGTAAGTGAGGAAAGGCTTGGTTCAATTTCGGGGAATGGGAATCAAGCAATCGTTACGCAACAGCATTCAGAGGGAAGCATTGACGGAGAAGTCAATTTGAGAAGCTTCCCATTATTCCTTTATTCAACATTCGGGACTCTAACAAGTGCTGCTCAAGGTGCTGGATTCAAGCACACAGTTGTCTTGAATAACACGAATCAAAGTAAAACTCTTTCGGTCCATATTGACGAAGCAAATGGAGATCGTCTAATAAAAGGGGCAATGGTTGATTCTTTAGAGGTAAGCGTAACTCCTGAAAACATTGTTAAATTCAATGCGGGATTCAAGGGTAGAAAATTAGTAGATAATGTTTTTACTCCTGCTTTTGTTGCCGATTACAAAGTTACTGGTAGAGATTTAACTCTAAAAGTCGCAGATGCAACGACCGATTTGGCTGCTGCGACTGCGATTAGCACAAAAGAATTAACCTTGACGATTAACAAAAATACTGAATTTGATTTTGTAAATGGAACTCTTGAGCCAGAAGATATCCATAACAAGCAGATCACCATTGAGGGAATGCTTACCTTGAATTATGAGGATAACACTTGGCGGGATTATATGCTTAATGGAAATTATAAGGCTATGAGCATTTTGCTTGTTGATTCAAGAGATGATTTGGGCGGTGGAGTTTACCCTGCTTTGTATCTTGAATTCCCTAGAATTGATTTTTCCCAATGGGAAAGACCGACTAGCAACAATGACATTGTTACTCAAAAGATTAATTTTAGGGTTTTATACAATATTACCACTTCTAAATTAATTTCTGATTGTTATGTAATTAATAATGTAACTTCTTACTAATGCGTGAGACTAAGGTTTTTAAATTATCGGATAAAGAAGGCACAGAGGTTGAAGCAAAAACCTACATGACAGGGGGGGAAGCAAGAGAAATTCAAAATTCTTTGCTTGAAGGAGTAGAATTTGATGAGGAGATGAAGCCAAAATTTAATGCTTTGACTATCGGAAAATCGCAAGACGAAGTTATAAAACAAATGGTTGTAAGGATTGGGGACAAGACGGAGGGCTTGGTGGAAATAGCAAAGGAATTAAGAGTTGAAGTTTTTGAGGAACTTTTAAAAAAACTAGATGAGATTCGGAACGATAAAACGGATAAAAAAAAATTGTAAAACAGGTTGCAGAGGTGGTTGCAGGGATTCCCACGAAAGTTGATTACGAGGTAAAAGTAGCAATGGTTTGCAAAGATATGGGTTGGGATTGGGCTACTTACCATGACCAGCCTTTATTTTTTTTAGAAACACTAGATATAATTAGACAAGAAACTATTAAAGAACAAAATCGTGCCAGCAACAACAGTTCAATTAATCATAGAGGCTCAAGATAAAGCCACCAAAGAACTTTCAAGAATATCGGGAGAAGTTAGCAAATTCTCGGGGAATTTTGGAACGGAGATGAAAATTCTTAAAGCTGGGGCAACCGCTGCATTAGTTGGGATTACTGCGGTAGCAACTGGCATTGTTGCTTTTGGAGTTTCTTCAGTAAAGGCTTATGCCAATGCTCAATCAAGTCAAGCGAGATTCGCTCACGCATTGCAAGCTATTGCCAAGGCAAGCGATGAACAGATTGCTTCTTTAAGAAGGCAACAGAATGCACTAGCATTAGTTACGAGATTTGAAGACGATGCAATCGCTTCTGCACAAGCATTTTTAGCTTCTTTTGCACTAACTTCAAAACAGATTGAAATAGTTACCCCAAGATTATTGGATATGGCGGAAGGATTGAGGGATAGTACTGGGGCAACAATCGGTCTTGAGGGTGCTTCAAATATGTTAGGAAAGGCTTTGCAATTGGGAACAGTTGGAATGTTGGCAAAGGCTGGTGTTACGATTCCAGGAACTACAAAGGCGATGCAAGACTTATTTAAGGCAACATTTGAACACGCCAATCTACAAAAAAGAGTGGCTATGCTTGCAGAATTAGTGGACGGAAATTTCAAGGGTCAAGCAATTACTGCTGGCGATACTCTTGCAGGGCAGATTGATATTCTAAGTAACAGTTACGAGAATTTAAAAGAGGATATTGGTGCTGCACTTGCTGACGCTTTTTCTCCGTTTGTTGGGGCAATTCAAAAATATATTCAGAGCGACCAACTAAAAAAACATGTTGAAGACATAATTAAGAAAATACATGATTGGACGGATAGTATTGGAGGGGAACAAGGTATTTATCGGATTATGGAAAGCTTTTTAAGTAAGCTAGAGAAAGATGTTATCCCTGCGATTATTTCCTTCTCAAAGGCTCTAATTACGGTTAGCTCCTTTCTTTTGGAAAATATAAATTGGATTTGGAAAGCAGTTTTGGGATATGAAGCATTTAAGCTCGGATTAACTATCGGACTTATTCCTTCTTTAGTTCTTGTTGGTGCTGCAATGATTGCTTTAGCGGTTGGGGCATTTTTCAAAATGCAGAACTCTTTAAACGATTTAAGAGATTCTACTGCTGGACTGAAAGACCATATTGGCAAGATGCAAGATAAAGCAAACTCTATGGATTTGGGTCCAGCCAGAGATAAGTTGCAAGGCTTAATCAATGATGAGAAAAGGGCTGCTGACGAATCAGAACAATTTGCCAATAGATATTCAGGGCTCAAGGGAGTGTTTATTGCAGTTTGGGACACATACATTGAATACTGGGTTAAAGCTCATAATTTTTCAGAAAAGATGAGCGGAAAAATGCACGATATTTTCAGGG